TGTCAGTCCGTACATATTTTTTTGCTTCGTCCAAGGCAGGCTTTATCATGTCGGAAAACATGGAACCAAACTCACCGAACACAGTAACCCAATCTATATTGGCTTTTATGGCTTCTGTTTCCTTGTTCTGTATGGCAACATCACGTTGTTTCTCCAGTAACTTTACTTGTGCACTATTAACACCGTTTTCTTCCTGTGCTTTCCTTATTTTTTCCGCATACTCTTGGGCGATAGCCAATTTCTGCTGCTGGAACGTGCCATATTCTTTCAAGTAGTCGTTCAAAGCCTGTTGTTCGGCTTTCAGCTGTCCTTCAGTTACATCGGAAATATCTTTATCTCTCATACTTTCGGCATTGGTATAAGCTTCTGAAATTTTCTGTGCCTGCTTGTCGGTCAGTTTACCGTTACCGGCTTTGCTCCATTCTTCCTCCTGTTTTCTTATCGCATCAATCTGTTTCTGATAATCAAGGTCAATCTGTTTCAACTTCTTTTCCGTGCCTTCTCTCATCAGGTTGATTTCATCCTGTTGGTTCTGACGGTGAAGTGAAAGAAGTTGTTCGTCCAGCTTTTCCTGATTTTCCTTTTGCTTTTTTGCTAGATTTTCCTGTCTGGTCAGTGCGCTTCCAGTTACTCCGCCCAGCTCCTTGTATGTCTTTTCGGATGCATCCATCTTATCTTTGGCTTCTTTCACCTGTTTCGATGTAGCCGTCTGATCTTTGATTAATGCCTCATACCCTTTTTTCGCTTTCTCCCATTCGACTTTAGCATTTGCCAAATCCTCTTGATATGTAGTTTCTTTTGTTTCCTGTCTGTTCTCAACTTCCAATTGGGCATTGATTTCCGACAAGACATCTTTTCTTGCGTTTGCCAATTCATTCTTCAGGTCTTCGATACGCTGTGCCTGAACCTTCATTTCGAAACGGTTGTTCTCTTTCCTTGCTAGATTATAAGCCCATTCTGCACTTTTTATTTGTTGTTCCAAAGATTCGACTATAGCCTGTTTTGACTGTGTTCTGGATTTTGAAACCTCCTCATTATATGCCTTCCAAAACCCAGTCAAGTCATGTATATGACCTTTCTCATCGACATACTTCTTAAAGAGTGCAGGATATAGTTTCTCAATGTCTTTTAAGGCTTTAAGTTTAGTGGTCTCGGCTTCTACCTCGCTATTAATGGTGCTAACAAGACCTTCCAAAGTACGTTTCCGATCTTCTTCGTCCGTGTTGAGTTTTTCTATTTTCTTGTTGTACGAGTCCAAAGCACGTTCAGCAGATGTTGTGCTGTCGGATAATGCCCACATGGCAGCTCCAAGCCCACCGATAACGACAGTTAAAGCTACATAAGGATTGGTAAGCATTGCAGCGTTTAAAGCTAACTGCGCTTTTCGTGCTAATAAACGGGCATTGGTAAGTCCAATCTCCACAAGAGTATGTTTACTTTCGGCAGCAGTAACAAGCATCACTGCGGTCCGGTATGTACCATAAGTAACCACTAATCCAGCCAAGACCTTACCTACTGTTTCATAATTCTGAATCAACGAAGTTGTCATTTGAATACCGTCCATGATAACACTTTCCGACTTAGTTCCCAATTCGTTAAACACGGCATCCATCGCATCCTGCATCATAGAAAGCTGACCGTTTATCTCTTTTGAAGCGTTTTCGGACATCTGATAGAATCGACCACCAGCGGAAGTAGCATCTATAAATGCCTGCTGAACCATTTCTGCGGAAATAGCCCCCTTAGACATCTCATCTTTGAGGGTAGCGATAGACTTACCGGTCTTTTCAGACATGATTTGCAGAGGATTAAATCCTGCATTAATCATCTGATTGAGGTCTTGACCCATAAGTTTACCGGCAGCGGACATCTGAGAGAATGCCAAAGTCATAGAATTAAACTTTTGTGTGTTCCCCATAGAAACATCGCCAATAGCTTGTAGATAACGGGGAACTTTCTCGGCTTCAATGTTGAAACCAAGCATCATCTGCGTGGCTGCTGTTACATCAGAAAATTCCAAAGGTGAAACTTTAGCAAACTCACGAACTTGCGACATGAGTGCATCAGCTTTCTCTTTACTACCTAATAATGTTTGAATGGCTGTATCAGCAGCCTGGAACTCACCACGAACACGTATGATTTCAGAACCTAATGCCTTTAATACCCCGGCACCACCGATAACCGCCAAGGCTTTCTTCCAAGAAATAGCAATACCGTTGTTACTCTCTACGATTTCCTTAGCATTATCATTGTAAAGGGCGTATTCATCCCGAAGTTTCTTTACGGAAAGACGCGCTTCGGCTTGTTGTTGGGTTAATCCAAATAAAGCTGCCTTTTCTTCATCAAGAGCTTTGCGGGCAGCATTGTATTCTTCTAACTTGCTATTTGCTGATAACGGATTCCTTTTCAATGCTATACGATAAGCATCCCCAAGTCGTTTTACATCCGCTTCAATATCCTTAACTACCGCTTTTTGAGCAAGAATCTTCTCTGTGAATCCATTCACGGCCTGGGAAGCATCGAAGATTTTCCTTTTGAATCCCGTTTCCATCTCCGCTCCAGCTTTGGCTGCATTAGTCACCAACTCATCCAATCTTTGGTTGGATGCAGCAAGTTGGGCATTCAAAGCCTTGAAAGCAGCAGGAGACTGCGTGCCATCCATGCTCATTAACTCCTGCTTTAACTTCGCAATTTCATTACGAAGCCTTACAACTTCTTCCCAGTCGCTACCTACCTTAAAATATAATTTCGCCATATCTATTTCTTTTTCCTACGATTAGCTAATTCCTTACCGCTGATTCTATTCACCTTTTGACCACTTACGGTATGAAGTTTATCCCGTTGCATCATCAACAGATTCCTATAAGGGATAACCTCAAACACTTCTGTATAACTCAAATGAAGCGTGTCAATCAAATGGGCTATCTGCCCGAAGAACGTTGTGTTTCCTACTGTTTCGGTCTTGCTGCCAGCATCGACACGTTCCTCATCGAGCTGACACACTGAAAAGCCGAAATATCCATCATGGAGAAACAGGTTTCCAAGCCATTCTTAATTTCGTCAAAAGTCCCGTTTTCCAAAGCCTTAGCCAAGTCCTCACTGCCGCAGATGAAGCAGGAAACGCCTTTCAGCATATCTTCGGTTACTTCGGGAAGTTCCTTGATTGCCTCTACAATATTATCTCCCTCCATACCGACATTGGAGAAATGATGGATGGCACGGCAGATTATTTTGATAGTAGGCGGTTTGATGGTATAGGCCACTCCGCCTATCTCCACATTTTTGAAGTCCATTCCCAGCAGGGCATCGGACACTATTTTTGCTGCTTGATTCATATCTTTAAATTAAAAAGGCGGTGAGCAACCACCCACCGCCGTCCTGAAACAATCTGTTACCCTAAAACTTACGCTGTCAACGCATTGATGGCATCTTCCTCGTAGTTGTATTCAGACGCCACCCCTGCTATCTTGGGAGTCTGAACCAACCCACGAACCGCAATGGCGATTGCCTTGTCCGTATTCGCTTCACGGGCTACAATCTGGGCATTGGGGAAGATGAACCAGACGTTATCATCCGTCAGGCAGAAAAGAGCCTTGTTGATTATTTCTTTTGTCAGGGGGCGTTTCCAGCCTACCGCAACTTTGCTCCCTTCCTCCCCTGTTTCAACGATGGAACCGCCCATGAGGGCAGCTTTGGTTTTCCAATCGTACTGGCCGATGGAGAAAGCCGGGGTAATATCGCCGGGAGTTGTGTCATAACGGTAGTTCTGACCATTCAATTGATTTTTATACCCCGTGACAGACGCTTCCGTTTCTTCAATCTGCCACGTTTCCCCGTGCACGTTTGATACTTCATCTTTAGCGGTAATAGCCGCCTGGATTAGAGTCTTTGCGATTTCGGGGGTAATATCTGCCGTAATCTTAGAGGTGTCGGCAAACAAGATTCTCTTAATTCCTACTGCTGAAATCATAATCTTATAATTTTACATTTAAAACTTCAAATAAAATTCTCACATTCACGTAATGGCATTTCAAAGCTGTATCCGCTTCCGTGCCAATTGATTCGATAGAATAACGATAGGTTATACCGTCATAGGTGCTTACTACATAATCAAACCGTTTCATGACTTCTCTTTCGAGTTCATTCAAACGGATGGTGTTCGCTTCATTCTCGCTCAAATCGGGCACACAAAGATTCACTTCTGCGAAAGATTTCTTCCAATACTTTCCCGGCTGTTGTTTCTTTGTGTGGATAACAATTCTTTCAGAGGTCAATTCACCCGTCAGTGTTTCACCATCGGGTACTATGGCCATTCCGAAAGCCTTGCAATCCCGGTAGAGAATGTTTCCTATGTCGGTAGTTACTATCATACTATCAAATATTGGACGTTTTCGTCATATTCGAGAAATACGTGACAAACCAAATCTCCAAGTTGAACCGTTCCGGCAAATCTTTTTCCAGCCAAATCTGCATCTGATACGTGTTTCCCCGTTCCGTACATATAAATATCCACAAAGCACAATTCTTTCTGATATTCATCAACGATAGCCCATAAGCAAACAGTACCTCGTTGTACTTGAACAGACAATATCCTTGACCCGATAGGCAGACATAGTTTTGAATGATCTGCAACAATCAATTCATACTTGAATATTCTTTTCATTTCTCAAATTCTTCTTTTAATCGTTTCTCCGCATACAGAGCGGCACCACTCAAAACATCAAACCCTTTGGATTCCACGAATGAAGCGTATTCAGCTTCGTTTTTCAGCGTCAGACCGTCTTTATCGACATCGTAATCATTGGACGTTCTCAAAGTGAGTGTATGGTCTTGATAATCCCCATGTTCCTCTGCGTACTTCACGGCTTCATCGCCTACATCAATCATCTTCTTTTCGACCTCCCATTCTCCTTCATCGAAAAAGGAGTCGACATCTGAGAAATCGGAATCTACATCCATAATTCCGAGTAGTTAAAGTAGTTTGTACTCTTTATCGTGTAGACTTCGCCTTGACCTCTTACGCCATCACCATCCATGCAACGTACTTCATCACCAGCCTTGACAGTAATTCTTTTCTCACATACTACATGATAATTAGGACGATACACAGAGCCGTTATCGGATGAAAACTCTTTGGTAGTGTTATCATCACAACGGCACTTACATACATCCTGCCAGCTTTCACCGCCAGTACCGGGAATGGGTCTGCCAAACTCATCCTTTTCCATAGGGGTGATAACCTTTACCTGCAATATGTGTGGAGCGAATATCACAAGAAAGTGCATTTGGGTTTGTTGCTTAATTCGTCTTTCAATCCGTACTTCTTGCACAGGAATGAATAGTAGTCCTTGATACCTTGAATGTTCCAAGACATCGAGAAACCGCTTTCACTGATTGAAGTGGCACGAAGCGATAGAGAGGGGATGAACTTCGCAATCGCCACGAAGACACGACCGTAACAATCCTCGTTCATCTCGTCCTCTCCGCTTATCTCCGCATTCAGACACATATCCAAAAGGTCAGCTTCCGACAAGTTAATGCCGAAAGACTGGAACTTCTGTGATATGTATTCGTTTATCGTCATATTAATATGGTGTAACCAGTTTACTATATGCGGTATAGCTATAATGCGTGCAATACTTTGATTTATAGATGTATCTGAACGGGCATTTGGGAACATTAATTCGTATCCCTTGAATAGCCATTCCCTCTTTTATCGAACACATCATAGCCGGGTTATTTGCAACCAAAAACACGGGATGCGTCATGGTCGGTACAACACAATCAGCCAGAGCCGTTTCCAAAGTGATAAACTGAATATCTGGCAGACCAACATCAACCGATGGATTCACGTATTCACACTTAGAAGATTCCACACTTGATGCCTGCACGCTCAACGAAACCAAAGACATCATTAAAAAGCCACACATGGCAAAAATAAAATTCTTCATTTCTTTTCTGATTTATAAAATTAGACAATGGAAGGGTAGAAGCACTACCCTATCCTTTTACTCGATACCTAATGCTTCTTTCAGTTTGGCTGTTGATTCTTCATCAAGTTCTGCAACCTTACCCAAAAGAGTTTCCTCTTTCATATTGCCGGAAGCCTGCACACCGATGGACTTCAAAGCCTCAATCAAAGTTTTCTTCTCGAACTCTTTCTCAAAGAGGGAGATTTTCACCTCCTTCTTTTCTTCAGTGGTTTTCACTTCGGGAGTTTTCACCTCAACCCTTTCGACAAGTCTGCGACTTTCCATATCCAGCACACGGGTCTCCTCACCGACTTCAATCACTTCACCGGGAGTATAATACTTTCCGGTGAACTTGTCGCGGAAAACTGATATAACCTTTACTTTCATATCCTACCCCCTTATGCTGATTGGATGGATGCAATTTCGCTCAAATCGAAATTGGTTATCAAATCTGGATTGGAAATCTGCGGAATCCACTCTGCCGTATATTCCATGTAGCGACCGTTTTTGTCACGGTAGTTGGAGATAAGCATCTGCCCCTCTGACGGGATATAAGTACGTCCTTGTACTGGGTCTGTCGCTTCATACGGGGTATGATGGCGCATATAACCAATGTTGTCAGAAGGTAACAGAGTAATACGGTTATCCGCGTAAATCTGCACATTCTTTCCCGTCTGGTCTTTCACGTAGTCCTCCTTGATTTCGATGCGAGGCAGACCGATACCGGTGAACACTTCGGAAGCCAAAGAAGAGGAAACCAATCCCGTACTCAACTTCATCTCATTAGAACCAAGAATCATCTTGTACTGCTCACCAAATTCAGATGAACCGAGCACGAACTTGTTGAAAGAAGCGCGTGTCATAATCATCTTGGCATAAACGCCATAGTCCGGTGCCAAAGAATGGAGTTTCTCTCTCAGGTAAGAGATGAACATGTTCTTTCCGTCCACAACCACATCTCCACTTTTCGGCTTGATAAAATTGAACGGAAGGGTAATCTCCAGCAGTTTATTATTGGTCTGACCGGAAGTTATTGCAGCATCCTTGTTGTAAACGGTGGCTTCACCAAGCATCAACAAGGCACCAACAATAATATCCATGCGCTTGTGAGCAGCAAGGGTAATCTGACGGTAATCATCTGCCAGGAAGTTTACAATCTCTTCCATTGCGGCCTTTTGGTCTGCCGGTTTAGCTACATTGAACTTGTCAATTAAATCCTGCAACTCGGAAAGTCGGTCGATGGACATCTGATAAGCATCGCCCAAGTAGGCAATCTCACCATATCCGGAACCAATGTTCCTACGTTCACGGATGGGCTTTTCGCCAAAACGTGAATTGATGGAACCTGCCATAACTCCGGTTACAGAACCGATATAATCTTTGAACACGCGAGTAGTTACTCTGCGGAAAGTAAGATACTGCTGCCAATAGATTGTATCTTTACGCGTCCGGTTTACACGTCTGATGATAGCGGAAACAATGTTCGCATCATCGAATAATGTCTGAATCGTTAAAAACATATCCTACCTCCTTACTCGTTAAATTCAAACCATCCCTTCATGTTGGCTTTATCGTTCTCGGAGAACGGCATAGCCAGTTTTGAAGGTTCAATCTCTGCGGCTGTACGAAGCAATGAAACCAATGTAATTCCGTCCTCTACTTTCGTCCGGTTAAACAGAGCCGAATTTGCAACGTACTTCTGTTTCAAGCCGTCAACCGCAACCGCATTGAAAAGTACAGTATCTTTGGCGATATTCTCACCGAAAGCAGCCTTGATAGTCAAGACATCGTAGTTGGCATTAGATTTGTCAATAGCTGCGACCTCAGCACCTTTAGTGCCGCTTCCGACAAACATTCCCACATAAGCCAAAGAGTTCTTGGCTACCTTGATAGACAAAGCCTCCGCACCGGTGGTATAGGCTTCCACAACTCTCACGTTGATTACCGCATAAGCGAACTTGTTTTTCAAGTCCGCACAAATCGGCGTAAATACGGGAAGGAAACTTCCCACTACTAGGTTCTGCGTGTCGAGTTTGAACGGGCCACGTCTACGAATACCGGTCTGGACATCGTAGCGTTCCTCTTGCTCAACGAGCGGAACCAAATCATACTTAAATCCTGCTGACATAATTAATTCTTGTTTTGTTCAACAATAGTTTTCGTTCCCTCGTCAATCATCTTAGCGATAGATTCAGATTCTTTCTCAATCTTCTCTTCCGCTGATTCGGGAGGGGTCACGCCTTTGAAGCCGTCATTTGCGAACTCCTGCTTCAAGTCCTTGAAGTATGCGTCCAAGTCCTCATCGTCCTTAATGGCGCATCGTTTGGCGTAGTTTTCGGGAATACCATACTCCTTTGCCTTTGCCAAAATCTGCTGGCTACGTGTTGCTTGAGCCTTTTCCGTTTCAAACTGTGTTAGCTTATCAGAAAGGTTCTTGTTGGAGTCAATTAAAGCTTGCGCCCATGCAGGCACATCGTCTTTATTCTCTTCCGTTTTGGTGGTTGTGGTAGTCTCGATTGGCTTTCCGTCTTTCAGGTTATGCTTCTTTTCGTAGTTGGAAACTGCGGTCTTGGAAGCATCCCCGGCACGGAAATCACCATAAGAATTAAGCACGTCCGAAAAACTGATACCCTCAACAATTGAGTTTACCTTTGTCTCGTCCGTTACACCCTCTGCCTTTTTGGTGGCAATGCGGGTAAGAATAGCAGTGTCCACCCCAGCGAATTTCTGTTGTAGCCCTGCTAAGATTTGTTCTAAGATTGTCATACCGTATGAATTTGATTTATAAATTTCTACGGTAAATTTCGTTATTTATAAAGAAGGTGAAAAATTATCAGATAGGTGATACACGACAATGAAACGATTGTCGTAAAATGGTATAAAAAAGGCGTGAAACCGAATGAATCACGCCTAAATATTCTTCTTATGAACTAATCAGAAACCCAACATCGCGGCTGGAGGTATATTCAGCACTCGACATAGCAACCTCGCAATTTTGAGGGTCGGTTCCGAACGTCCAGAAATATAGTCATTCACACGCGATGGACTTATTCCAATCTCACCAGCAAGTTGCTTTTGACTCATCCCTTTCTCTTCAAGAGATAACTCTATCAATTCCGCAACAGTCGGTTTTTCTATCGGATAATGTTCTTTTTCGTATGCTATCACAATATCGGACATAACTGTAAGCTCCACCGCATTTTTATCGTTTGCAGGCGTTTTGTCATCAACCAATGGCAGAAGTTCCTCCACTCTCGCCAAAGCAAATTCATACTGTTCTTTCGTTACTTTATTCATACTTCTATCTCTTAAATGGTTGAACAATCTATCTTATCGTAATCTTTATGAGTACCAACCCAGCGAATGAAGACGTACCCAATTGTAAACTTAACAACGACAACCAACCGATAGTTGTTGCCTCTGATATTGAATACATAGTGTTGGTTACCTACATAATCAACTGAAAGAAAATCCACTTTAATGTCTGATAGGTTCTTCCATTCAGCTTTTTCCGCTATATCATACCAACGTTCTAAAGCTATGCGTGAATCTTCATAGCCTTTCGTTTCGTAGAACTCTTTCAATTTCTTATGTGATACAATTCTCATATCTCATTTATTTGATGCAAAAATATGAATTAATTTTGAATTATAAAATTTTTCCAAGAAATATATTCTATAATATAGAATTTAGTAATAAAAAAGCGGAACTAAATTAGCTCCGCTCAATAGTACTATAAAAACATGAAGCAATGAATTATCCCTTGGGGTTAGGAGACGCTGCATTGTTATTCTTTGCCCCTTGTTCCTCCTTGATTTCTGCAAGCTCCTCTTCTACCCTATCAGCATTCCCGGCAAACATGATACCTTCACGGGTTGACCAAATCCCACCACTGACAGCGGAAACGGCAGTAGTCACCTTATCATTCAAATCATCAATCAGCCTTTTCGTTTTTGATTTCAATTATCATTTTATCTGTTAAGTTACGTGATCGCAAACAATTTATCACTGAAACAATTAGCATTATGGCAGACGAAATAAAACCAAATACAAAAACAGCATACCAAATATCATGTGATACCCCTAAAAAGTCTTTATCGAAATTGCAAGTTAATAGACTTAATAAAATTGTTACAGATATACCAGCATAGCTAATCCAATCTCTAGTTTTCTTTATTCTATTTACAAACTTGCCAAATATCAACCTTAATTTATCTTCGGTGATAATTATTACATCTGATTTTGTATTAGAACAGACATTAGAAATAAATCCATTTTCTTGGGGTAAAAACTTATTTTCCATTTTGTTCCTCCATTTCTAACAAATAGAAATTAATTAATAAACTTTTGTTTTCACAGCCCAACAAATCAAAAACTCTATAATTCAAAAATAATTGTTTTTTTCTAAAGTTACCAATAAATATAGCTTCACTATTTCCTCCACCAAAAGAACCTATAAAATTTATCAACTTAATTTGTAGCTTTACGCCAGATTCAATATTAAATTTCAACAAGCCCTCCTTTTCATCTTTATTGGTTTCAAAAGCAAAGGAAATATATAAATCCTTATCACTTGGATCTTCTAAAGTGATATCTATAGGTTTTCCTTCAACTTGCGTAACAAAAATAGAATCTAATAATTCATATTTTCCACATTGTACTTTCATATTATTGCACTTTTAAATTACTTGCTAAATTCTTCACATCTTCCGCAGACTTCACCTCATGTACGATATCGCCTACCTTTACGAAGCCTACTATATCTCCAGTGTTTGACTTTTCAAATAGTTCAGTAACCGGAACACCCAAAGCATCGGCTATTTTTTCTAAAGTGCCAATAGTCGGATTTCCTCCCAACATTTTAGAAAGACTTGCTTGAGCCACTCCTATTTTAGATGCTACCTCCGCAAGAGTAACACCTTTCTCCTTGCATACATCCTTAACTCTTAATTCCATATATAATATATTATAAGTTTGATTTCTGATACAAATATACGCATTATATATTATAATATAATTTTTCACACTGAAAATATATTATATTATATTTTATTAACAGTAACAATATTGCCGTTTATATAATATAGTCTATATTTGCATGCATAAAAATAGAATATATTATATAACACATAAAATATAAGTAGTATGAGCACAAAATTTAGAAGTCAGATGAAAGAGGTTATGCAAATGGCATGGTCTTTTGTTCGCAAGAACGGTTATTCAATGAGTGAGGCATTAAAATGCGCATGGGCTAATTTGAAACTGAAAACGGCTTTGAAAGTGAAGATAGTAGAGTTCTACTTCAAGAAAACCGACGGTACGTTACGTCAAGCCTTTGGCACTTTAATGAGTGACAGAGTACCCGAAACAAAAGGTACAAAGAAAACGGCTGATAATTGCCAGGTGTACTTTGACACTGAAAAAGAAGAATGGCGTTGTTTCAAGAAATGCAACCTTGTTAAAATCGCATAATAACAGTGGTAAACGAAATTAAGTATAAACACGTAAAATATAACGAATATGAAAACAGAAGAATTAGTAATTGACATGAATAACCTTTATGTACAAGGATTAATAAAAGTGATTAACGACTTCATGCTTGAAGAGGCAAGCGGTTGTATTTTTACAGAAGACCGTTTGAAAAGCAATATTGAGAAGCTGAAAGACGTATTTCCAGAAGAACGCAAACGGATGGTAATAGCAGGGCGTGCACCAATGTTCTCGTCACCGACTTCGGGTTTGTATAAGCTAATATTTAAAAACTAAACATACACGATTATACAAAGGCAGCCTTCGCACGACTTTAAAGGCTGCTTTTATTATTCACTCTTAAATGAAATAATTATGGATGAAATTTGGAAAGACATTGAAGGGTACGAAGGTTTATACCAAGTATCAAATTTAGGCAGGGTGCGAAGTTTGGATAAATACAGAAATGGAAGAAATGGCGCACAAGTATTTTGTAAGGGAAAAATATTGAAGCCTTTCAAATCAGGTCCAGCTAATTATTTGACTATTGCATTGGGAAGAAAGAAAAAAGCGTACATACATCGGCTGGTAGCAATTGCATTTATCCAAAATCCCTTAAACAAAAAAGAGGTTGACCATATCAATTGTGATATAACAGATAACACAATTGAGAATCTAAGATGGGTTACGCGAAAAGAAAACCTTAACAATCCCATTACTAAAAAACGTAATAGCGAATCACGCAAGGGCTGGTATCAACCCAAGGGTAAAGAAAACAAAAGGTCAAGACCTATCCTTCAATATTCTTTAAATGGAGAATTTATTAAAGAATGGGGAAGTCAAAGAGAAATTAAAAGAGCACTTGGGTATTCTAACGGCAATATATACAACTGTTGCGCACTAAAATCCAAAACAGCCTATGGCTATATATGGCGGTTTAAAGAAATGCAGGTTTAGTTACCTGCATTTCTATTTTGTTCCTTATTTAGAATTTCATCTTCTTGTATCTCTTTTAAAATCTCATCGACCCTATCGGCATTGCCAGCGAACATTATCCCTTCTCGCCTTGACCAAATTTTGCCTTCTACTGCTCTTACTGCTGTATTTACATTGTCATCTTCTGAATCAATCATATATGGAACCAGTTCTGTTTCTATGTCAATGGTCTGCGATGCCTTGCTAAACTCGGTTGGATTGATAGAGCCTAAAGCAGAAACAATGAAATTTACTCTCCGCTGCAAGAACTCTCCAATGACCTCACCGTGATTTTCTACCGCCATATGTGCACCCATGAACATAAAGCGGAAAGCGGTTCCTGATGCTTTGCCTACCCCCTTCAACGTCTCAAAGGATATTCTTGGAGTGTTTGACATATCATAAGCCATATTAGTGAGTGTTTCTGCTTCAAATTTTACGGTATCATTTGCTTGGTTCCACGTCAGATACTGGGCATCCGCACCCTCTCCGGTGAGTTTGACCATTCTATCCTTAACCTTACCCATGAAGCCCTCTACATCTCCAATTAGCTTCAGCAGTGGGAAGAAATGATAGTCAATGCAATCCGCGTAATTAGAAAGAAGTTTTTCCAACCGGACACGGAAAGTCTTAATCTTTTTGCAATAAGGTTCGGGCCGATAAGCGTAGATAACAGGCAGTTTTGGGAATCCATGAGCAAAAGGAGTTCTTTCTTCATATCCTTTAGATAAATCCCATTGATAAACCATTTTGTCCGTGATAGTCATAAAGCAGGTGACCTCCGAATCATCCATGAGCTTCTTTTTATACTCACGTGAAAAAGCAATCATTTTACCTTCATCGTTGAAGAACGGGTATAGCTTATCACCTCTGAATGGGGACCATAACACGCTTTTCAGTTTCTTGGTGGGCTTGACCTTCCCCCCGAAGGTAGTCTTTATTTTCTTCCAGAACTTCGCCCAAAATGAATCATCATCAGTGACATACCAATACTCGGCTACTTCCTGTTCGGATAACCAAGCACGAACAATCTTCTTGTTCTGATATTTGATTTTGTTGGATTTAAATACAGCCTTTACCGCATCCAACAGCTTCTTTTCATCATCATCAGTCGGAGTGCAATCCATAGACGGTTCTGTGCCGACCGTGAAAGCTGTTTGAATGTTCACTATATCTTGTTCCAATGGAATGGAAATACGGTTCACCGGTTCAGTCTTATACTTTGCTTCGATTTCATAAGTCTTACCAGTTTTTTCATCGAAGTGTTTCTCTGCTTCTTTTTCAAGAACCTTTCTGTCCGGATACTTCTTTTTGTCAACCATGATTTCATGGCGTTCCGGATTCCAATCGTCCCAAAGTTTACAACGGTCGGGAAGTTCAGTTTTCCTACCTTTCTTCAGGTAGTTTATCTTCTGCCCGATGTCAGGGAGTGCTAATATTTTTTCTAAATTCAATGGCATAATCTATAATTTTAGTGAGTAAATATTCCTGTTAAATCTTTCGGTTTCTGAATCTTACCAAGAAGCTCACCCAATACATAGTAACGTACAGCATCTATTCCGTGATTGTCATGGTCTTCCGGTTCGTTGATATAGTTCCCGTCCTTATCCTTTGCCCAAACATACTTTCTGAACTCGCTTTGCAAGTTGTACGAGCGTTTGGTTATATAAATCTCCATATCTTTCATTTTGTCAATTCCGGCATTGATAGAGCCTGCACCTTTCTCTACGGCATATATCTTGATTCCTCCGTTGTGTATCTCTTGAATCAAACGTGGGTCTGCGCTGTCAGCAATGACTTTCAAACCCCACGGGCGAAGAGTCTTGATGATGTCAGAAGAAAGCAATCCAGTACGGTAATCCACTTCATCCAAGTAAAGGGCGTTATCAACGATACCACAACGAATGGAAGCAGACGGGTCATGCGTATAACCGAAGTCTTGCCCGAAAGCAATTTTCTTTGCCCAAGCCGGGAACTCGTCAACAATTCCCCACTTCTTGAACACAGCACCTTCTGCCACGTCAGCCCAGCGACCGATAACCACATGAGCATACTTTTCAGGATTACTCACCTTCATATCTTCCACCTCTTTCAGGAACTCAGGAGAAAGGTTATCCAAGTTATCAAAATACGTGGTATGGATATGAAGTACGTTCGGATGAGTTGATATCTGTACTTGCACGCCATCAATCTCCACCAGTCGATGAGTGTTCTCGATGTATTTCTTGTAGATGAAATGGTTCGAATCGCATGGATTCATAATTATGATTATCCGGTTCTGAATTCCCTTCTTACGGATGGAGAGCATAATCTTGTCAAACTCTTCCTCACTGGTCCATTCCTCCGCCTCATCACAAACAAAGGTGGTGATACCCTGAATTGATTTCAGCTTGGCCGTCTGGTTCCCGGAAGAAGTCTTGATACCACGGAACATGATACGACTGCCGGTCATCCGGTTTACAATATCGGTTTTGGTTGTCTTGAAATACTTCGTTGTTCCGTCCAAATCTATCTTTTCCATCATTTCCGGAATGATAGACATCCCGGCAGATACCATCGTGTAACGGGTATAAAGAATCTGGTGAACAATTTTCTCTACGGGAGTCATTTCAAAAGTCAACCGCTCAATGAAGGTGGAAGCATTGAAAGACTTACCTGAGCCACGCCCACCGGTGATAAGAATTATGAACTTTTCCTTATCCTCGTACAATGGATGATATATTTCTTGAGGTACTATCATTTCAGCTTGTCTTTAATCCAAGAATCAATGTTGATGCCATGCTCTATGTCTGTTGGAATATCAGCGTCTTCTGACTCTTCACCAAACCCTTCTTTTCTTCCTAATGTAGAAAGCAAATAACGAATCATATAACCATCTGGACGTTCACGCCAACCAATAAAATTTCCTTTTTCATCCTTTTCGGGAATACCCAATGCTAGGACACGGGCAGAAACCAAGCATTCGTCAACTAAAGCCCCACGCTCATCCGATATAGCATCCTTAAACTCCACATCGTCTTTCGCCCATTGGTATATAGTTTTCCGAGCCACTTTGAAAATAGCGGCCACCTTAGTCAGATTCCCACCGGATTTACGGAGAATCTTCCTAAAATCTTCTATTTTTGGTTTCTTTCCCATATTCTTGCACACGGGCGCACGTATCTGTTACTTTCGTCACTTAATCATTTTCAATACATCTTCTCCTTTAGCGAACTTGTCATCTGTACTAATACCAAGCAAATCGCAAAAATCTTCCTTAGCTTCATAAGAAGAAAACGACAGCATTATATACGCCTCCTCGTTTTGTTGTCTTTCTATTGCCGAATCTCTTACTTGCTGCTTAACAGCTTTCATGTGTTCTTTTTTCTCCTCGTATGTTTTTTCATCCGTAGGCTGAGTTTCTATTTCATCAAACGATGATACAGAGGATAATAAATCATCCAAAGAATCAGACAAAGGAGGAATAGCTGTATTTATAGAAAGAATATCGTTGAGTTCTCCAATATCCAATCCAACATCCGTATAATCTATATCAGAGATATAACCAGCTATAAGGTCTATATCAGGTTTTGTATTCCCTACTGCCATATATGTAAGCTGTTCCTTTTCAACTTTATCATCTAAATTCACAACCTCTACCTTTACGTCATAATCAGTGCTTGGAGTACCATCATATTTGTAATACAAATCCATTGCTTTAATTCTCCGATGCCCGTCAATCAGATTTCCTGATTTCTCATTCCATACAATACCACCAAGAAAACCAACTTTCTGCAAATTTTTCTTTTGCAGTTTTACCTTCTCGTCCGAATGCCTTTTAGGATTAATCGGATTAAGGTTTATTTGGAAGCGTTTTATAACCCTTGTTTCACTTTGTTTTAATTCTTTCATAGTCATATTCAAACAATTTCCGTTCTACCAATGGATATTCATTTATAACTTTTTTTAAATCACATGGATATTTATAACGAAGAAATAACAAGTAATTAATATCCGTTATGTCAGTACCAGATGACTGATGTTTCCCTCCGTATGATTCGGGGTTGATTAGACTTTTTCGACTAATGTACTCCAATACATCTTTATTCCGATATTCCGATAATGGATAGCACTTCTTTTGTGCTTCATTGATTCCATTCATATCGTATGTGCGTAACATTAAACGTCGATTCATCGAATCAGATTGCTTGAAACCAAAGAAAGCCCATTCAATATTATATTTCTCCCTTACTATATCGGTAAGTTGAGCCATATTGTACAACTTTTGCTTCTCATTTTTGACACATCCCATATATCCAATGCGCCTGTATGAATAAAGAGCAAAGTGCGGAATTTGAATATATTTCATATTAGGGTACTTCTTACAAGCGTAATTTATATACCGATTAATGTGAGATAAGTCTTTAACGACATACATATAGACGCAAACGATCTCTTTGAAATAAGGTGATATTAGGTCTAAAAGGGCTATACTGTCCTTGCCCGATGCCGAGTGAAACAATATAACCCTGTCAGTCTTCTTTGCGACAGCTTTAATTATATCTATCGCTTTCTTCATTAGACAACTCTGCCTCCTATACGGCGGTTAATTCTTGCTCTTTGAGCTGCATTTCTACCGGTAGACTGAAAACGACCTGCTTCATAATCTTTTCGAGTACGATACTTTCGACCACTTGCATCCGTTGCATACGTTTCTGGCATAATCTTAATTTTTTAATTAAACAATCTTTTTACCAACAAACAAAGCCACCGAAATGGCTTATATTATTTCAAACCTGAATGACTTATGATTTCACAAATATGTAAATAGTAAAATAATGGTAGCTCTTTCGGTGGATTCTTCTTGAACTCTTTTAATTGTTCATCAAAATCGTGAAAATCAAATTCATCGTGCATGAATTTTATACCTTCTTCTGTTACTTCACCTATACCAATTTCATCAATGGCAACATCAAGTGTCCATGGTGCACCAGTACTATAAAAATGGATAGCCTCTATATCAGTTCTTAAGACAGGCTTGCATTCATCTTCATGCCCCGATTTTCTTAATTTCTCATTCTCGTCAACTTGCGCAAAATCCGTGAACATTTTTTCGTATTTTGTACTAAGCATACGTGTTTCTATGTCTTTTTTGCCATTTAAAATAGCCAAGGCATTTTCTTTTGTCATTACAAGCGAATACGCTTCTATCTCTTGCCCATTATAACTAATCTTCATATTACTATATCGTTATAAAAAATTATACCATAAAAGGTTGTACCCCAAAGGTACTACCACAACCAAAGATAACGAAATATCTTCAATCGTTATACACGACAATCGGTTTATTGTCGTGAACTAAGCCATTTATCCCGTCTTTCTCTACACGCCTCTAAGGTAGGTGCACAACAAGCAAACAGTTCGCCACTTTCAGTGCGATAGTCATATTGGTACATTCTTACTCTCTTACCTTTCAACTTGGTGTTGTAGGTAGTGTAATTCTCCTTACCGGGCTGGCATACGCTGCAACCTCTTTCGTCGTTAATTGAGTTCATAAGCCAATCTCTATTTTAATTCAACACCATTTATCCAATTTTCTATGTCTTTTATATGGTTCTCCATATTTTCAATAGCAGACTGAATATTTTTTATCTCTTGCTTTTTGTTTTCAATCTTCTTTCGATAATCAGATATTATTCTCTGTCCTTTGTTTTCTGCACACTTTTTCTTGCTTACATAGTAATAACCATCATCATCGGTGTGCCACATATACGATCTGTCAATCTCTATTTCTTCGCCATCATCATCTGTCGAGGTGAATGTGTCAAAACCGCAAGTCTGCATCATTTCTACATACTTGTAAACGTCTTTCAATCCATCGACCTTGTTTATTTTAACTATACATGGATGCTTGGATTCTACACCGAAATTCTTGCAAAATGTGGATTTTACAAGGATAAAATCATCTATAAATCCACACACTTCATAAACACCGATACCTCGTAATGTTATATACTTATACAGCTTATCTCCTATCGAAAGCGGTGTATTCGCCTTTCTATTAGTCACTATTTTTTCTTTTACTATATCCATAATCATTCATTTTTAAGTAAATTCAACATCACTAAGATTAAGCACACCTTTATCAGTAAACTCATACCCTATGTATGTAGCCGATTTGCCGTTTATAATGTACCAATCTACTTGATTATCATCGTCCCCACGCGCAAAAAGCAAGTCATGTGTTACGCTGTTACCTCTCTTTAAGCCTATGAAATAGTTTAGATTATAGCAGCTTATTTCGGGTATATGCTTGAATATACTTGTATCTATACCGTCATAGACACCGTACTTCTTCTTGAAATGTTCATCCATAATCATTTATTTTATAAGTTCTCTAACATACATTGCTCGCATTGATGAAAGAAATCATTTCTTCTCAACTTTGAAGCAATTTCATAAGCTATATCATACGCCAGCTCGTCTAAATCTTCGCCTAAGTAATATGTCTCGTCTTGCAGGCAGGCGAAATCTTCGTCCCGTTCTATCTGTTCTTTGAAGTATTCAAATCCTACCTTTTCATCTTCAAAGAAATCCAACCATATCCAACTATCTTTGCTGATACCGTCTAATTGACGTTTGAGAGATTGGTATGCTAATTTTAAAAGTTCTTTGTTCATAATCAATCTATATTTAATGTCTCACGTTCAATCTTTCTTCACTCGTATAAGCCACGACAATCCCGGTTTCATCATGCCGTATCGTGACATACTTTTCGCCTCTTTCTATGGTAGAAAAGTCACACATAGAGCACAACCTACCTAATACTTTGCCCAATTGCTTCATCAGTGGGGCTTCAGGGCTGATAACTAAAACTAAATCTGCTTTCATAATCGTGTATATTGTGGTAGCTCGAAAGCTACCGGATTAGAACTCAACCAATATCAATCTTTCTAAAGAACCTGATGCTTTCACCCACATATGATTATGTCCGAAATCATAATCGAAAAACAGTTTAAAGTAAGGGTATTGTACTGTTAAAGAGTTCATACAGCCCTTTAACTCGTCTTCTGACATACAAGAAGTTATTTCATTGATTATTTGAACGAAAAGGTGTAAAACTTCTGGTTCATTATTCAATAACGGTTTTTCTATAACTGCTTTTAAAAATATATTTTCTTTCATATTCTTCTATATTGCGCAGGGCTTTCGCCCTGCTGATTAAACTTATGCTAATTCTATCGCTCTTGCAGGCACACAAATCATAGTCCATGTTTTGCCCTCTTTTAGGTAATCCACAGAGTATTCAACTTCAAAAGTGCAAACATTCATATCAACACCTGAAATAGTACCTTCTACCTTACCATTTTTAGTAGTTACGACTACTGATTGACCTTTCTTAAATTCTGTTGCTTTCATATCTTATATGTTTTAATTGTTATTACTTCGTTTCTGATGATGCAAAGATAAAGCAAACTTTATTAAACACAACAAGTTTGATAAAGTTTTATTTATTACTTAACATTATTTAATAAAGCAAACTTTATCCTAATTAGGTTATTTGATAAAGTTTGCGTTACTTTGCGGAGTAATTGAAATAAAGTATAGTTTATGGATTTGAGAATAAAAGAAATAATGAGCGAGCGAAACGTCACTTCCGCTTGGCTTGCGGAAAAGGTTGGCATTTCAAAGGTTGCAGTTAGCAATATCGTGACTGGAAAATCATCCCCCTCATTGGATAATCTTCTAAAAATAGCTGATGCTCTCAATGTGTCTATTACAACACTGATAGGGGAAGATAAGGAAGAGGAAGAAAACGTTATCGTCTGCCCCCATTGCGGAGGTAAAATCCATTTTGACGGAGAACCACGTATGCCGGACCATGAAAATATACAAGGAAAAGAATACTATAAATAAAGATAGAATTATGGATTTAGGACAATTATTTAAAGTCGATTATTGGTGGAAATTAGTACTTTTATGTGGCATCCTTCTTTCCGCAGCAGCAATGATATTTGATATACAATTTATTGAAAGAAGATATGTTTTAGGACTTGGATTAGGAATGACGTTTATTGGCATTGGGTATTGGAAAGCAAAATATGTAGCCCACGAATTTGTACCTGGTGGAATGTTTAAGTATGATGTATTTAAACATGACTGGGTAACAAAAAGCATTATAGGGGTAGGAATTATAATATCTCTCTACTTTTTTATTAGAATATTAATTCTGTTAGTTGTATAAAATTGAGCCGGAGCACTGAACTCCGGCCTGTTGATTTACTTTTTACGATTAATTTCATCACTCAATTTACCTTTGAGCATTTGAAGATATTCATAATCTCTTAATCCCTCCTGCCTTATATTTCTGCTAATGATTGCAGCTGTTTCAAAAGGTACTCCTTTTTCTGTGGCATTTTTCACTATTCTTCGTTCTTCTTTTTCATAATAGTCTTTATCATCAGACATAAAACCTCCTTTTTTAAAGTTAATACTAATATATCAACCTTTATGTATGCTTAAAAACGGAGTTATACACATAATACAAAGAATTTTGTGCAGAAAAACATCGTAAATATATGAATAATTATAATTCGATGGCTCAAAATTGAGTTAAAAAAACAAAGCGGTAAGTAATTCTTATCGCTTTGTTAATTGATTAGCCCTTTAATTCTTAACCGATTTACGATTTCGGTGTAAAGATACTCTATATCTCCACTAAAGTCCCCATAATTCTGATACAGAAACACGACATCAGCACAATTGTCGGAAATTGTACTCTTGGACTGAACACCCAATACCCTTGACATCTCTTCACGTAACCCTGCTGTCATTTTTCCACCAGCAAGCGAGCTTGGAGAAAACAGGTATAGGATAATGAAAATGAACTTCTTCCGCTGGGTAACACTGTCAATATTCGGTGGACATCCCCTCTCATTCAGCAACTCAACGAAAATTTTGTAGATTTCATGGATAAGGCTTTTGTCTTTCAAAATCGGGGAAGTCAAGGTATTTTCTTCCTCTGAAAGTTCTGATTTCTCGATACGAATCTTTTTAAGACGAATTATTTTGTTAAAATCCAGTTTCATAACACGATTATTTTAAAAGTAAATAGTATATTTGCATCATAATCGTGTAAGGAAGAGCTGATTCATGGTCGTGCGTGGGTTGGCTCTTTTTCATTCTTCTTCATTCGTACTGACGAATGGTTTCTTTTCCAAATCATAGCAGGTGATATATACCCGTTTCCCATTGACATCACATAGAGCAAGGGCATATCCTCTCTCCAGTATTTTAACCGGCTGATTGTTGCAATAGACTATACTTCCAACCGGAACTCTTATAAAATGGCGTACTATCATTTGATTATCTTTAGTTTGTTATACCAGCGTGAAGAAAAAAGGGAACCACCCGATTAAGAATGATTCCCCGAAAATGGTTACTTTGTATAGTTTGCTCATGGATTTTTCTTTTTAAGTATTTCAACACATTTTTTTATCCCATCATCGAAACCCTGTTTATAGCATCTAGTATATTCCCCTATAGTATATATCGTCATTGACAGAAAAAATAGAAGGATACCTACAGGCTTATACCAACCGGGAAGTGATATAGAAAACGGCTTAAATGTAATTGTGAGATCTCCAACCCATAATAGGGCGATAATACATATAATTGTAAATAATATTGTTTTCATAATCATATAAGTTTTAATGCTTCCTGTAATCCTGCTTCAAGTGCTTCTTCGTAGGTATTATAATGGATAATAGGTCTGTTAGACAATCCTACTAAGTCGTGATTCGGAATTGTTAATATATCATATATCCAATAATTTCCATACATATAGGGTATTTCGATATGCAGGTTCTTAGTTTCACGTAACCACTTTTGAGCGATGGATTGCGGAGGAACGGATAAAAATTTGTAACAATGGGGCAAAGTGGAAACATCTATAATATATTTTCTTCCTGAAAATCCTTTCTCTTTCAACAGTTCCGCTGTTTCTAATGTTACAAGTTCTTCGGTCATGGTTATTCTCCTTTCTTCTTTATTCCACTTATTCTTTTGCATTTTATTATTAGAATGTTAGTTTTTATTAGTAAGTTTGCAAAAACTCGTAATTATGGATATTGTATCTTTATTTTTATCTATCATCGCTGTATCGGTTACTGTCTATAATTGCTATAGACAATATTTTAAGAAAACGGAAGGGATTGCTTTAACTATATCTGGTGCTCTAATTGAAAATAACGAATTAAAAGTTTGTCTTCTTTATACAAACATAGGAAATCAAACTGCTACTATCACCAATGCATCTATTTTATTAGATACAAATAGTCTGGGACATTATAGTAAGGAAAACCATGCATCCATTTGTGATGGGATAACTCCATTTACCCTTTTTGAAAAAGGGCAAAAAAGCATAACGATATCTTATCGATTACCAGATTTTAAAGACTTAGATATCAATAGTATATCCATTAGGATTCTATCTGCTTATACTAACAGGGAAGGGATATTATTTAAAGATAATCATTCTGTGGGGCACTTGAGTACTAACGACACAAAAAAATGTTTTGTATGTGTTTCAACAGATACTCATAGGTTGTCTCAGAATAGAATCATTATGTCCATGCAATAATTACTATTTTCTAATCTGTTTAAATTCTGGTAAAACACCGAGATATAAGTACTGATTATCATCGGTTCTGTACACTGTGATGTAATATAATACATCGCCTTCATTTTTAATGGCATCGCATCTTTGCATAAGGTCTCTTGAGCAATATGCAGGAGGTATGATATCCGCTATGTAGTTGTATAACCTTTCGTCAATATAATCACCTGGGCACAAAAAACATCCAAATCTTTATCCTGTTTAGCTCATTGTTTAAAAGTCTTTTTCATTTCTGTTCCTGTTTTGAGGGTTATTCACTATCGTATTCTGATATGATTTCCAAAATATCGCTTTGTATTTTTTCATCAGTTAGCATGTGCTCAACTAATTCTTTTAGATGCGATGGTCTGGCTATAATACACTTCGCTATGTCATTGTTATCGGTAGCCATTATTATAATTCCACCTTCATGAGTCTTAGGTAGGCGTACTGCCATTTCTTTAGCAAATGCCTCTACGTCTTGAATAAATTGACTTTTCATATTAATTCCTTTCTATATTGTTTTACGTTAATTGATTTAAAATTTCTCTTTTGATAACTTCCCTTGAGCTAAATCTAAACAACCCTTTCTTTTGTTCCTGAAAATCCGCAATAGATATCTCATTAATGTAGTAATAGAAAGCTTCATATTCATCTGCAAAATTGCGAGAAAGGAAATTATTGGGGTGAGTGTTCATATATCTTTCAACGGCTACAATCACTCGTTTTGCATATCCGGGAAACATCTTAAACTCCAACTGCATCTGCCTGTAATTGCAGAGCGGACAACCTACACAACCATGCCGAGAAAGGTTATACGGAGCGTCGTAATACTTTGAATACGGTAAACCGCGTTCACGAATGTAATTCCAAACATCTTCTTCCGACCATGTGAGAATAGGAAGAATATGCTTCGCTCCTTTCATCCATTTTCTTGTATCACACTGCTCCGGCTCATAATCTCTTCGGTTCCTGCTCTCGGAAGCTCTCATTCCTTCAATACTTCGCTTACCAATTCCGTATCGCTCTTTCAGCTTCTCACAACAGAACCTACGTAATCGGGAAGGGAAACCTTTTTCTTCGATTAACTGAAAAAAAGATTTTTCCGGGTGTATTATCCTCACTTGCGGATAGTTTTTCTTTATAAAGCTAATCGTGCCCGGTGGATCTACTGTGGTGTTAGCGTAGATCGCATTATACTTAATGCCTGCACGTTCAGCAAGGTCAAGTATAACTACACTATCCTTACCTCCGGAGAATCCGAGTGATAGCAGATCGTCACGTTCCATACTGCGAAGAAAGTCGATTGCTTGCTGCTCTTTCTTGTTCATTTCTGTTCCGCTTTGAATTTTTTATTCATTTCTTTTTCCGTAGCTTTAACATCTTTTTTGAACCCCTCCACAAAGCTGTCAAAACAAGCTCTATGGATCTCTAAAGTACACCTTTTCATAATCGGACATACAGAACATTTTTGGCTAAGTCCGGCTGATTTCTTGGCTATTTTCGTTACGTTTTTCATTAGATTTTTAAATTAATTATTACGATTCCTTTCCGCTGCGACTTCGCTCATACACATCTTGCACCAGGAGGTGAGACATCGGTATTCCTTATCCTCATATCTGACAGTCCTGTTATAGAACCGGTGAAGCGGAAGGGAACGTCCGCAATGTGGACAAACCTTTCTTCCGGCTTCCGTACCTGCAACCGTCTTAGTTTTACGGCGTACAAGCGTACATCCCCTGCATTCATCCAGTCTGCCTTTGTACTTCCGGCATTTGTGCAGGGAGATGCGCCCGCATGGAGCGAATTTCTCGCAGTCGAATCTGGGTTCTGTATGATAGATGTTCATACGGCACTGTCCATCAAATCAAACAATGTGGGTGCGCTAACTTCCATCTCCGCCTCATACAGATATGAAAGACTGTCTTTCCAATAGTCATAATTTAGTTCAGTAGATAATCCCTTACGTTTCAGTCTGATGGCACAATAAGGTACTGTGCCGATACCTCCGAAGGGGTCAAACACCAACTCACCCTTGTTTGAATACCGTTCAATCAGTCTTTCAACGATATCGAGCTGTAAAGGGCAGATGTGGTTCTGCCGTTTCTTCTGTGACTGCTTGGTATTGAGCGTGCGCATACGGGTGACATCATCCCATATCCAATCTTTCTTGCTTACAGGGTCAACGGCCATAAATGTTTTAGGCAGCTTTCCGTATATTTCCAATTCTTCAGCGAATGATACATGTTCCTCGTAGTTATATATATGTTCACGTTCGTAGTTCCTGAACAGATGGCGTATCTTATCTATTCCGGCTCCTTTCATGTCCTCACAGCTCAATAGAGAGTTACCAGAAGATTTCCAACTTGCATGGGCATCTATCTGCCAACGGGCAAGCGAGTATTCACTCTTATTCTTTGTCACCGGCAAATCAGCATAGGCTCGTGAGGTATCAGAAGGCAACTTTCGGAAGAGAAGAACATATTCCGGGCAACCGATACCCATCTTTGAACCGTCCTTGCACATCTCTGTATATCCAAGCCGATAAGTCTGGTTGTTCTCCCTCACCACATCCGTATCCACTGTAATACGCCCCATGTAGCGGAACCCGTGCTTCAGATAATGGAACACTGTCATTTCGCTGAACGGGTCGATGGTGGGCATACCGTCACCCGTAACGTTGCCGAACAGTACACGGTCCTTTACATGGATGCAGGCCAACCGGCCGGGCTTTAAAATACGCATAAGCTCCGGGGTGAGATAGTCCATCTGCTCAAAGAACTTGCCGTTGTCTTCATTATGCCCGAAATCATTATAGGTAGGCGTATATTCGTAGTGGTTGGAGAACGGAATACTGGTTACAATCAGGTCTACCGAATTATCTTCCATCTTCTGACATTCAAGTACATTGTCATTATTGATAGCTTTCCACAGTTTGCCGGACTTCTCTTCCCGACTGGCGAACATCCAGCGCATCATCTTTTCCTCTGCCTGCAAGCCGAACAAACCGTTCTTGCGGACTATATCGGTCATCTTGGCTACCATCTGGCGGTGCTGCGCCCACTTCTGCATGAATGATTTGAATATTTCACCTTCGCTTTCGGCATACACCAAGTAAAGGTCTACGGGATGCTGCTGCATAAACCGGTAGATACGGGCTATTGCCTGAAACTTGTCATTGAAACGGTAGTCAATAAACATGATTGCCTTGTGGCAGTGGTACTGGAAGTTCAAACCCTCACCAAGCATTTCAGGTTTGGCGGCCAGATATTTCAGACGGCCGTCTTTGAAATCCGCTATCACTCTGTCGGCTTCCTCATCATCTTGCGAGCCATACACAGCCTTACATCCGGGAATTGCCTTGCAGAGTGCCTCACGTTCAGCCTCCAAGTCATGCCATAAAAGGAAATGGTCGTCTTTGTTTTCCGGGCGATTGATAATCTTTACCACACGGGCAATCTTTTCCTGCATGTTGTCCCGACGTTCCTTAGCTGCATCAGCAAGGCCTAGAGCAGCCTCACGGAACATTTTCACCTGTCCGTCACGGTCGGTGCCGGCAGTGGAGTTGTCCACACTCACGACTTCTTCATGTACCCGTAACTCTGGTAACTCATATCCTGTATCGGGATAACCTAAATCAGACGGTTTGGTGAGGAACAACGCCCATGTACTTACCCATAACCAGAATTCCTTCTCCTTGTGGGGATAGAGGGTAAGATTGTTCGCCTTCGTGCTGTCACGCTGGAAGAACCTTGTAAGTGCCTGCCCGGTATCCATCACTCCAAGGTAGCCGGCATAGTGTATCAGTTCCTTGTATCTGTTGGGTGATGGCGTGGCAGTGGCAACAAACCTGTACGGAACTTCTGCAAACAGAGGAAGAAACTCCTGATAGGTCTTGGTTCCGAATCCACGTAACACGCTCGCTTCATCCAATGAGGTAACGGTAAAGTAGGAAGGTTCTATTCTTATTCCGTCCTCGCCGTCACGGACACGTTCATAGTTTGTCACCATGATATTGGTCGGACATTGCTTCACCTCCTGCATAGTACGTACATAGGTCACTTTCATACCCAGATGCTTTTCGGCCTGTGTCAGGAACTCCACTACTACACGCTTGGGGCAAACTATCAACCCTTTGCCTCCTGTGCGGTTCAGGATCACCCGCAGTATCTCCAACTGGGTTACGGTTTTCTGCATACCGAAGCTGGAGAATATCGCCCTGCAACCGCCGGAAATAGCCCAACGTACTGTATCTTTCACATGAGGGTATAAATACGGGGAAATTTCTTCCGGTCTGACTTCAAACCCAGTCTGATGGCTGATTGCCATCTTGTCTTTCAAAAATTCTATATAATCTTTCATTATGCTATTCTTTTGTTGATTTCTCCTTTCTAAACAGGTGGCTGAACGCATTATCCAAATCCAAGTCCAGATTCAGTTTGGACGGGAAAGATTTAATGTATTCGTACATCTTATAAGCGAGGTTGTCATCATCACCGCACCTATCAATCAGTGTGAGCAACATGGCGTTGTCAGAATCATTGCCGAAGTTTTCCTGAGTGGATTCGCTGCAATGATTCACATCACTTTTCAATCTCTTTATTGCGGCTATGGCTGTGTTGAAGTTTCTTTTTGAATCGTGCCGCAATTCAAAGCCTTCTTTCTTATATTGCTGCTGCATTTCTAGAAGGTTGGTTTCTAAAACGTCCGTGAGGACAAATACGATGTTGGTTATCGTATTCAGTTTGTCTGTTCCTTGCATAATCGTGTATTCTTATTTCTAATTTGAATAAATCCCCTTCGTTCTGTTTCTTCTAACAGTGAAAAGTCTTCATCCTTGATTTCACATTCTGTTTCGTAGTTCACGGAAGTATAACTTGGGATATTGAACTTTTTCCGGATTCTTACGATAACATCCGGATTTCTTGTTACCCAGTAAACGGTTATTCTCATGGTGGCATCAACATTTTCTTGGCTTCTTTATCTCCGGCATCAGCACGCCGCTTGATCTCAAGGTATTCGGAATAATAGATCCCACTGTTAACTTGTGCTTGAGATAAAGGTTTAAATTTATCAGCCTCCTTAATACTTTCTGCAGAACCAACAGTATCACGGTGAATATCATATTTTGTTAGCCAATTCATAATAACCTCTCCATCCATACGGCCGAATATTTGCCCAAACATTCCTTTTTTAGCCATATTGAAAAATAATTTAAAATCATCTTGTGTGTAGTGTGGATAAGTTTCAATGATTAGATTTATAGTATCAGCAACCTGTATTGCGTCCATCGCCCCATTCACTGAATAAAACCGAAGAAAGCTATTCATCCATTTCACCATCAAGGCTTGCAATTTTATTTCTCCAAATTCTTTTGATATATCTGTTATCGAAACCTGTGGAGCATTGAATACATCAAGAACTGTTCTCGGCCTAATGCTGTCCCAATATAGCATCGGCGAGGTCTTCAAGAGATTGACGGCTTGCTGCCTTGTCTTGGGCAACTCTTCCGGTGGTATAAGTTCCTGTGGATTGTATTGAATTACTTGATTTTCCATTAAATTTTTCCCTGTTAGCCCACGTGGCAAGTCGTTTAGCAACCTCCCATGTTTGATTAGTTTCAAATTTCATTTTAGTTTCTGACTTATTCAGTTCAGACCAATAGTCGAAGAAAGCACGTATCATCTCTTTCCCGTATCTTTCGACATACGGAACTAAAGACTGATAGAAAGCATCTCTTCGTTTGAGTGTAGCGGCTTTAGCCGCGGCAAGTTTCTTCGCTTGCTCGACTTTCTTTGCCTCTACGCTAGTAGAGGTTTCTTTAGTTTTCTTTCTTTTTACTTTTACTTTACTTTGTCTATTATCAACAGTATTAATTGAATTATTTGCATGATTAATCGGATTATTTGTGCAATTAATCATATATTCAGGGATAATTTCAGTTTCTTTTCTTTGATATGTGGCAAGTAAAAATCGCCTTTGTATTCCGGCCGATGTCAGCACTCTATGCACGGAGAACATTTCCGCGTCAAAGAATCCAACCTGTACGGCCTTAGTCAATACTTCTTTTACTGCGCCCTCGGAAACCCCAACAGTGTCAGCAATAACAAAAGGCAAATCTTCGTCCCACAAAATGTAATACCCTTCATCCTTGTAGATATTACACAGCAGGCAAATAAGTATGGAAGTCGATTGTGGGCCACAAGCCCTTGCGATTTTCCTGACCTTCACGTCCGAAAAGAAACCTACATCCAAAGGAAAGTAATCTATTCCCTGTTTTGTAGGTCTGCCAGCCATATTATTTAGGTTTAAAACTCATATCTTAAAATCTCACGTTAGTTAATTGCCTTCCGTTAGAAAATACAGCCCATTTACCGTTGCCACTGTCGTGCAATCGCAAGTCTGACACCTCCCCGAAACGCTTGATATTTCCACAGAGGTCAACAATCCACCCACATTCCTTAGAGGGATGCGGACGGATAGCCCGACCGACTATCTGATACCACATAGCTAAAGACATTGTAGGACGTGCCATAACGACCGTATCAAGTTCAGGATAGTCAAAGCCGGTCGTAAGTACACCCACATTCGCCACTACCGGAATTTCACCAGCTTTGAACGCTTCAAGAATATGTTCGCGTTCTTTCTTAGGAGTATCACCCGAAACAATTGCGATTTCGGGTATAGACCATGTAAGCCGTTCCGCTTCTTTCAAGAAGCGGGTAAATACCAAAATGCCTTTCCGTTTTCCTCCGGCTTTGGGGTTCATCAGCCTTTGGACGATATGAACGAGATAACCGTAGAAGTCTATCCGTTCATATTCTTTTTGAACTGACCTATCCGTATAGTCGGCACCAGTAGTATTTACTTTCAAGTTAAGTTCATTCCACCCTGAAGGATTCATTGAATAGTAATCCAACTTCGCCAAGTAGCCCATATCTAATAAGGTTGATACCTGTACATGATAAATGACCTCTGAAAAGACATGAGGTTTTGTCCGAGTGATAAATTTCAGCATGGAGCCGAAATCACGGCTGGAGCTTAAACGGTATGGCGTTGCTGTCAGTCCAAGAACCTTACACTTCACTGCATCAAAAAAATCCTTGTACATTCCCTCTTTGGGGTTTACAAGATGACATTCATCCACAATGATGTTCTTGAAGTGGGTAAACAGTTCGGGATGATTCTTCACACTGCCGATGGTGGCAAATGTTATCCGGCTTATCTCCTTTGAATTAAAGGAAGCCGAATAGATACTGCAATCAAGAATACCGTATGAACAGAGCTTCTTGAAATTTTGCTCAACGATTTCACGTGACGGACAAAAAATTAGCACATAGTCGTTTAATCTATGCGCTATATCTGCAATTACAATTGATTTGCCAGCCCCTGTTGGCAGTATCATAACACCGTTACTTTTTTTATTCTTGTCTTTGAAAAAGGCTACCGCTTTATCAGAGGCAGCCTTTTGATAATCCCTAAGTATTATTGCCATAATAATCAGTTTTATAATAGTCTTCTGCATATACCCATTTATATCCGTGGGATTGATAACGTTTTCTTCCATCGTAGCCTACACCTTTAAGACAATGCCTTATACCTGATTCAGATATGCCCAAAATTCTTTGGGCTTCATAGGCAGACTCCCAATCTCTTATTTTCTCACCACTTAAAGAAAGTTGAACTATTGGTTTTTGCCATTTTCTACCAGTCGTAAAGTTCCCAATTTTATTACGTAATACTTTGATGGAATGTATCTGATTCTCAGAACGTGTACACCATTCAAGATTACTTGATATGTTATTAGATTTATTTCCATCTTTATGATTTACATCGGCTTTATCAAAATATCCATTACAAAAAGCCATTGCCACTAATCTGTGAACATACATTGTGCATTGTCTGCCATCCTTGTATATTTTCACGGATAAGTAACCGTTAGATTTTTTGAAGAACCTTAATTTAGATGGTTTTATAATTCTCTGTTGAGAACCAAAAGGTACAACTCTTTCAATGCTTCTAACATTACCCATATTAGAAACTTGATATAGCCCCTCGAATTGGGGTATATCTTTCCAAACCTCTTTCATAAGGATATATGATTTAAAGCGGCTACACAAGTAACCGCCAAGGGTTCATAAAGAATGAATAATATTTATCTCGGTTGTTTCGGCAAGAAGAGTTTTCAATGCTTCCTGCATACCATTGTAAGAATCGTAGAAACTATCACAAAGAGAATCGTAGTTTGCATCTTCATTATCAGATTCAAGCTGCTTGAACTCTTTATAAAAAGATTGTTCGATTGTCCTTAAAGAGATAAGCAAGTTAAGCACATTGCCGTTGATGACAGAATAAGCCGTTTCGTGGCTGGACGTAGATTGAGCACTACTATTATTCATGTTCGCTCTAATTTCGTTGGTTCTTGGCATTGAACGAAATTTGAGTTATTAAACGAAGAAAGGCTATCGCCTCCCGTTCCGCCAAGAACCGACACCGTTAGTGATAACGAGCATCCAATGGGATTTGATAGCCTTATATCTTTGCAAATATACGCTTACAAACGAACATAAAAATATGCTCATTAATCACTTTCGTATGTCTTGTTCTTGGCGTGAACATTGCAAAGATAGCTCAAATTTCTGAAATGCCAAGTAAAATAACTTATTTTTCTGCCAACATCTTCTTGTTTAATGCTTGGTAGTATCTGATAAGTTCTTGAAGTTCAAAATCCGAATACTTTTTTATTTGATGAGCTTGAACCGCCAACATATCAAACTTTTGTTTACCAATCTTAGCAATCAAATTCTTTTCATAACCAATCAAGTGGTCAGCCTTAAATCTGTTGCAAAAGGAACATTCGCACGAACAATTCAATTCAGAATACCGTAAACTCATATTCCTTCTTGACCAAAAATGACCACAATCACCTTTTTCAAATGGTTTAATTTCACCACAACTTATACATTTGAAATATTTGTAGCCAAATGGTTTACTATCTCTTAGACGAATATATAAGCTGAAAACTTTGTCGAGCTTAGCTTTCAAATCCGGCTTCTTCTTTACTGTTATCCCTGCTTTATCAAACAGAGGTAAAGGCTTGTCTTTTTTCTTAGCCTTGGTTCTTTTTATGTAGTATGGCATACTATTATTTATAATATAAGGGCATATCTGATAGAGAGGATAAAGTGTCTAATTTTAAACTCATCTTGGGAAATATGATATGCCCTTTTATTGTTATCTTTGCTTTGTCTAATTTTAAACTTTAAAGTATATGAGAGATAAATCATTTTATAAAGAAAAGGCGGAAGCAATAAAAAATGACGTATTGGAGATACAGAAAAAAGGAGAAATCTTTAATATAGAAGACCCTTTCAATTCGTATCCGGGAATATATGATGCTATTAGGGAGTTTGTTCATCTTGTATTTGCTTTTAATCCCGGACTTCCTTTAAACAAGGAACTCGAAAGTCTAAGCAATCTTAGATTTAAATCCGCTGCCGTTGGAGGGCGCATTGATTTTGTGCAAAAAGATTTCGATAAAGTAATCTCCAAAATAGACTTTTTCATTCACTACCTTGACACATACGTTGATTAAAGTACTTGTTTGATTTTATCCTCCAAGCAAGTATTTCTTTCGAGTTCAACACAATCAATTAAGGATTGCTTTATTTTATCGGGAAGCATTTTTAGTGCTTCCCGGTTTTTAACTTTCATGCCTACAATTGACAATGAGAACTCTGCATCGAATATGTTTCCGGTTTCGGGTACTGCTATTTTTATTTCCATTTCCATAATGTATGATTTTATTTGTTTACCAATTAAAGCCCCGAAGCGTATTCTCCGGGGCACAACCATTATTCACTAACCCTTGCCATTTATGTGTGGCTCACATTTATGAGGGGCGTGGCAGAATCGAACTGCCCTCCTCTACATTGCTGCGCATCACAATAGTCACACCAGCCAAACGCCCCATATTCGCCCGTCCTATCTTCACAGACCGAGCAGGCAGGTTAACAAAGTTATTCCATATAAGCCATTGAAAATTCTTTCGGAATAAACCGCCCGACCGGTATAGGTTTGGCGGATTCAATAGCTGTATGGATTTCTCTCTTTTTGAACTCATGCCCCTTTTCTTTGGCTTGTTTCTCACATTCTTCCTCTTTATTTTTGAGGTAGTGAGTAATAAGCATCATCGCTCTGTCAACGTTGAAGGTGTTCACGACAAAAGTCTGAACTCTCTCGTCTTCATTCTCCCCATCCGTGAATGTGATTTTCGTCTCAATCTGGTAGAATTTCTTTTCATTCGGTTTAGATTCTTCGTCACTATCTTCCGTCTCATCGTCCATTTTGTCAACGTATTCTGCCATAGTGATTTCATTTTTGAGATAGGCAAGCGAAGCATCGTCAACCTTACGTTCTTTCAAGTTGTCAGTAAGAATCACGCAAGAATCGAACTCCTTGACCATTGTCAAGGTGAATCCGAACATATAGTTTAGTTCGATGTAATCTTTCAAGATACTACAAGTATTCTCCAATCCGGTGGCATACAGCAGGAACTTATGTTTCTTGTCACCTATTTGCGCTTGAGCGATGTACGGATATAAAACACTGTTCTCGTTCTCGAATGCCAAGCGGTTCTGGTTGCTGACTTCCACTTCCTTAATGCCGTCAGCTTCCATACTGAAACGAATTTTCGCCAAAGTGTCTTGGTCTATCAGCGTGCCACGGTCAAAAAGAATTTCATTCCGTTCGATGGTTACTGTTTCACCTGTATCTTCATCAATGAAAGATTCCTCCCATGTTTTGAGGACACGTTTTGCAAGGTACATGTTGAGCATCTTTTTCGGATCAGATGTCACATACCTGATTTCTGTTTTTCTTGTTTCTATCATAACTAAATAAATTCTTGATTTCTTTGTATTTCCTGCTGGGCGTATATCAGCATTTGATGTTCATTTGCAGCCGGCAGATAGATACCAGCCACCGATGCGCTCCAATTACGGAAACGGTCAATACTCAGGGTCATTTCCCCCGTTGTCAGTTCGGCAGAGCTTCTCAGATAGGTTACTTCATTGCCTTTCTTGTTGACCGTCTTACGTTCAAACAAATCACGGTTGCAAGTCCTCTTATAAAAATCAATTTTTGCTTCGTCGAGACTGCAACCGTACTCACTACCGAAATACCCTAAAAGAAGATGCAAGTAGCTGTTTTGGGCAAGCGTGCGGTTAGGTAGTTTCTTTTTCACTTCCACCACCGCACGTTCACTAAACAGCTTGTTTACATACTCCTTGAACTTGGGTATTTGATATTCATTCTTCAAGTCGAACAGCATACGCTAAAAAGGCAAATCATCCTTTACATTGCCATTAGCATCAACCGGAGGCGGAAAGTTCTGCGGCTGTTGCTGATAAGTCGGTTGTGGCGCTGGCTGTTGTATCGATGTTGTCTGTTGGGATTGAGATACACCGCCACGCGCTTCTATTTTATAGCATCGAATGGATACCATACGTTTGAATTCTCCGTCTTGATTCGTCCAAGAACGCCCTTGTAAGACAAATGATACAGTAACAACATCACCCTGATTAAAGCGGTCAAGTTCTGTACACTTGTCACCCGAAAACTCTAAGGGAATAATGTTCTCATACTCGCTACGCTCTCCCGTATAAGGGTCGTAAGTGGTAGCATCTAAAATAAACTCCCGTTTTGTAAATGAGGAACCACCGTTTTTGGATGGTATTTGAACAGTTTGTCCAATTTCGATTATCCGTCCGGTTATTTGGTTTGCCATTAATTTTCTCCTCCAAAAATCTTTTAATTAATATTTCCATATAAATCCATACGAAGTCTTACTTCTTCCACAGCAACAATTTTGAATAGGTGAACTTTGGAATCCGTTACTTACCGCTGCTGATTTCAACGAAGGATATTTCTTAACGAAGTCACCAGATTTGGTATATTGATAGACTGGCACACCATTAGCTTTCCCCTTACGCTCTTGGAGCGTTCCATAATTCATATTGTATGAATGTGTACACCATTCAAGATTTTCAACTCTGTTATTGGATTTATTTTCGTCTTTATGATTTATTTGAGTATAGTTATTTGGATTTTGAATGAAAGCTAAAGCCACCAATCTGTGAACGCTATGCGTTTTATGAATGCCATTCTTTGTTAGAACAACAGAACGATACCCATGACTATCAGAAGGCGTTAATATCTTTTCTTCAAAATGTGTTACAGCTCCGTTTCTTATAAATTTTTTAGGCATAGATTTTATTCTGCCTAAAGATGATACCTCATAAAGACCTTCATAATCTTTAATAGGCTTCCAAATTTCACTACTCATTATTTGATATAATTTTGGTATCGGTTATAAGTTCTCTGTTTTCTTCCAAAAACCGGATAAATTCCTCACAATGATTAGTAAGAATAGGAATATCACGTTCAGGATTGAAAACGTATGTTTCCGTATAGGTATCTACCACATAACCGCCTTTGTTGAACTCTACAATGTTATACTCAAATGTCCGTACATCCGAACCGTTCTGCATCAAAGCATAAGGATAAACAAGGTGTTGATGGTGGTCTTTGAACTTCCCTACGGTATAGCTTCCGGTTGTTTTGATGTCGTGGACGCTGGCCGGCATCAGCTCGTCAATTACCCCATAAACCAAAACATTGCCGTATGCGGTTGGAAGAATCGCTTCTACTCTTTGTTGGGTTAATGCGCCTTTGTAGTAGTTGGCAAACTCGCGGCAAAGGTCAATGTGAAAAGTGAAAGTGCGATTGTTGTAAACAGTTTTTATCCCGTAAAGTTTTCCGTCATCGTGATATGCCTTGCTAATTTCCATTATAGAAGATTTACGGTTCTCAATCATACAATCAATGATTTCCCCAAAACACGTTCCTCTATCAGCAGCTTCACTATCGAAAGGTACTCTATTTATCCTATCAATAAGAGATTGGAATTGTTTTTCCCTAAACTCATCCTCATCGCATGGGGGATTATCAGAAAAAGCGTAATATTTTTGATATATCTTATCACTATCTATATAATTTTGATAAGAATCCAGCAACGTTGGGTATATTTTGTAAGATATTTTACTCATTCTTATACCTCCATTTGTAACCACCTGCTGTAAGGAAGCTTCTTCTACCTATACAGCAACTGATAATATTAGCATTGTTAATACCCGTTTGTCTTTCAGCCTCTTTAGCACTTTCAAATGTACTTATTAACGTACCATCCTCTCGACACTGAACAACGGCTTTTGACATCTTCGGGTGATTTATTTTCTTTTTGCTAAACCGTTCGTTTCTTGTTCCGTAATTAGCATTGTATCTCCATGTGCACCATTCTAAGTTAGAAACAGAGTTATTGCTTTTAACCTCATCTTTATGATTTACACATGGTAAATTTTGCGGATTAGGAATAAACGTTTCGGCAACAAGTCTATGAAGAGATTTATATTCAACTTGTTGTTGTTTCCATAGTGATATTCGTAAATATCCACTCCATATTTTATTAGGCTTAATTATCTTTCCTGTTATCTTTCTAAAATTACCATACCTGCTTTTAATAAGCCTATCTAAAGAGCGAACTCTACCAAGGGTACTTACTTGATAGAGTCCTTCATAACCTTGAATGTCTTTCCAAATCTCATTAGGCTGCATCTGAGTATATTTTAGTTTCCTTATTGAATATCAGTCCCAAAGCCTTTACCTTTGCAGCAAACAAACTTCTCGCCATCATCAAAGAACTACCAACATGTTCAAACTCATTAATCTGGGCAGCGAACTCATTAGCGGACTTGGCATCAGTTATAAATTCGATACTTTCTTTGATTTCCCCTATCACCTTATCATACTTTTCCTGTGCCGCTTTCTTCGCTGCAAGCATACCCAAATACGAATTGATTATCTTGGTAGTGATAAAGTCGTTCTTGGCGGTTGGATTACCGTTTTTGTCTAGGATGGTAGGAACCTCCATTACTGAAGGAAGGTTGCAGGTATTCTTACCATCATTTCTTGAAGTTGGGTCAAAAGTGATGGTACGTCTTTGGACGCCTCTTTCGCTTTTCATTTCAAGATAACCGAGCAAATCCAGTTCAGTAACGATAGAGTTGTAGGATTTTTCACGCAAGGCAGGGATAAACACCGTATCATCACCTTCTTTTCTTGTGTCGCGATGGGCAACGAAAATGATGTGCTTGTTAAGCCCCGAGAGTGTTCGTGTCATCCATGAAAACTCCGCATTGATACCGCTCCAATCCCTGATAGACGGTTGGCGGCTGCCACATTTATAAGTAATGATGAAATCCATCATCTTACCGATTGTATCAACTACAATGGTCTGATAAGCAGACAAATCCTCCTGCAAGACCTGTTGAACATCACTCCATGAAGTGACCTGTACAGTATCTATGTTTTCCAAATGCGCCATATTCATACGCTTAACGCCATTATCGAAATCCAATAATAACGGTTTCGGTGCGCTCAATGCCACTGTTGATTTTCCCATACCAGCCTGACCGTAAATCATCATCTTTACAGTGGTAGGAATTACTAATTCATTTGATTTTTTAATAAGACTCATAATCGTAAAATTTAAAGGGTTTATATTACTTTCATTCTATTCAAAAATCTATTGATCGACTCCAAATTGTACCAAATCATTTTTCCATCTTTGGCAAATGAAACCTGGGCGTTATTCCTAAGTTTATCAAGGTAATCAACGCTACACCCCAAATAAGCCATCGCTTCATCCTTATTAAGCCAAAGTTTCTGTACGGATTCAACCTTTCCTCTTTTCATATCATATCTTTCAGAAATTCTATTTTCTCTTCTCTAATCCGTCTTGCCCTACGCATATCCGAATGGAAATCCTGATAAAACGTAATTGAAAACACACATAATAAACAACAGGCGATAACAGAACGGGCTATTGGTGGGAAATCCATAGTGAATTTCATGCCAGCCAAACGCTCATATAGCATGGTCGCCAGTTCTCTTCCATTTCTTACATGAAGAATCTCGAAAGCCTTCTGCAACTGGTTGTTTATTGTGCTCACAGCCCTGCATTTCAAATCGGCTATCTCCTTCTTCTCATACCCTTGTGCATACATTCGTGCCGTAATCTCGCATTCAGGTGTAAGTTCATTAAAAACTCTCCTCATAATCGTGTAAGTCGGCTGATTAATAATTGCGGATAACCTCAATATATCCGGCTTCCCTGTTAGTGTCCACCGAATACAACGTTTGCTCCTTGTCTATTATCCGGTCAATCCTTGCCAACCTGTTAAGATCAGCGGTACACCTGCGAAGCTGTCCGGCAAGCTTGTCGCTAAAGTCAAAGCTGATTCTGTCATTCTTCTTTTTCAGCTTTTTCTTGATTTCTGTTCTTTCTTTCAGTTCTTTTGCCATAAGAATAAAATTTAATTAATGATTCGTGGATGGTAAGGGAATCGAACCCCTCTCAATCGTGCCAATTGGTTGCACAGCACGAAGCTCTAACCGATAAGCTAACCATCCGATTAAAAAAGGTGCACTATCCTCACGGACGGCACACCCAGTACAAACATCAAAATAAAACACGAATATCTAATCTATTATCAGAACAATGCTTTTAACCGCATTCTTGAAATGATCAAACTTCTGTTGCAAATCACTCCAAGATTTATACCATGTTTTTTTCTCTTCAGCTAATTTTTCGTTAGCCTCTTCCAGTTCTTGCACACGCCTTACTAAATCTTCATGCGTCATGCCTCTTAATTCTTCCACTGTCATAATCGTATAAGTTTAAAACATCGTTAAAAAGGTAGGAGTCGAACCTACTTCTTGTAAGCCAGATGAATATAGAAATCAGAATATGAGTTAATACCAACAATTAATTGCTTACACGCATTCCAACAATGCTACTTCATAAATTACCGCCCGGCTGGTTTACAAGGTTATTGTGCACTCATACCCATGCGCCTTGTGCCGGATTTGAGGTCTACCTTTTAGCGGTATTACAATTTGTCATTTATTTCAACTCTTTATAAGAGATTCTTATTAGAAAAGCACATCCGGCACATATAACACCCATTATAGTGACAGAGAATATTTTCATAGGACTGTAAGTAGTGATAGCCCCGTAAAGCATACCGGCAGCGCATATACTAACCAATATGGATAAAATGAATTGGATTGTTTTCATAATCGTATAAATTAGTTGGCTCCCCTGAACCAATTCGATTGGCAACATCACGTTATTGTCAGGGGATTTTCTTAATTTTGAGGTGTCAAATCTAAAAATCAAGAAATATGAAACAGTTTATTGAAATTCCCCAAGGGGAAGAGATTGTATTGATTAATGTAAATCACATTTCAGCCATTGAGACTGTCACATTCGGAGAAAAACAACTATGTAAAATTTATGTATCTACTCCCCATCAACGGGATGGTTGGGTTGCTGAGACTGGATGCCTAATAATCCAATCCAAGTTTTCAATCTCTCATCTTCGCCAGCTGATAGAAGAAGCTCTTTAGAGGTCTTACCGTCAAGGATGAACTCTACCCAGGCTTGAACGGCTTGGGTAGTTGAGTGTGTGCCTACTTTCAGAAGAAGCTCTTTGCGTAACTTCTGTTCTTTTCTCTTTCTGAAATACTGAATTAATCTTTTAATCATCTTTCTTCTCTTTATTGGTTGAATATAACTTCTCGCTCCACTCTCTTATAGTCCTATTCACATAATGGACTATACTATCATCCGGTAAGTCAGATACTAAGATATCCGGCATATCTTTGCCTGCTTCAGCATTAATAATTGAATAAAACAGAAATCTGTATGCTTGCTTATATTGGATAAGCTCGTCTTTCAATTTACAGATAGCATTTACATCCATATCGGTAAATCTGCTTTTTCGCCTATGTTTCATAACAGTTTTTATTTAATCATAATTATAAAGTGATTTAACCTTATCCCTTATTTTAAGTATCTCTACAAGAACTTTATCGCCAACTCCGCGATATTTCTTGAAATCTTCATCAGGAGTTCCAATCAACACCTCTACATTAATTGATTCAATAGTGTATTTCACTTCGTTGCGCATACACCAGTTCACTTTCATAAATCCTCCCTGACACAAAGCCCGGATAGCCATCGTGCGAAGTTTCTTTTCGACTATTCCCATATCTATCTATTTCATTATTTCGCCAAAAGCAAATATTTAAATATCCTACTGCCTTTTACTTAAACTCTCTATGAATTGAATACGTAATCAGCCCAAATGTCAATGAATTGCACGCCTGCGTATTCCGAAAGTTCTCTTGTTTTAAAGAAAATCCGAGAACCAATGTACGCAATCGGATTAGAAACACCGATACTCGTACCTGCATACGCAATTCCGCCATTCGCATTCGCATAGAATGGCGACCGACTCACTACACGGTACTTCGGTTCATTACCCATTTCGTCTATTGGGAGGTAAAGGACAAAACAAGGGAAGTATCGTAATTCATCCGTTGTAAATTGTGGCTTCCAACCCTCATTAAGTGCGGCAGCAATGATGCGGAGTTTAAGGTAAGCATCTACATCGGGCTGATTTCTTAATCCAAAAAGGTCCCATGATTTCCATGCGTGTATAAGCGGATTATTTTCTCCGAGTTCCTTGCAAGCATCCTCGAATGTCTTTATACGTTCCGTTACATCTTTCAGCTTAAAAGCCTCTTTACCGAAGCATTTGTGAAGTTCGTGAATCACCTGTTCTTTCGAGATTGCAGGATAATTCGTCAATACCTTGTATAATTCCTGCAAATTTTCATGTTTCACTTCTACTGTTTCCATTTTGTTTTCTCCGTTCATAATCGTGTAAATTAAAGTTTGTGCCTGTACCCTAATCGAATAGTAGAACCGTATTTCAGTTCTGTACAGGCTATATTGTCGAAGATAGTACAGACGCCTAACTATATTCATTATAAAAACTTCCATTTGAATCCATAACACGTTTTCTTTTCCCCTTTACAACATCTTGCAATATTAGCTCTGCTATAACCTAATTCTTTTTCAATAGAATGAAGGCTATTAAATACTCTTATGGTAGTTTCTTCTAAGTCCATTTGCACGACTTTCTTTTCAAGAAGTCCAACACTTCTATTTGCTAATTTATTAGCTTCTTTGTTCGCAATTTTGGTGTGAATATTATTCCTATTTTCTATTTTTGTAACCCATCTCAAATTACACACCCGATTATCATCACGAACAGCATTTATATGGTCAATTTCTGATTTGTTACTTATGTTTGAAATAAATGCGTTTGCAACTAACCTATGAACCAAGAAGAAAGATTTCGTCTGATTCTTGCTCAAAACCACATATAAATACCCTGAATTGTTATATCTCAATTTCAAGTTATTCCCACGCATAAAAACCTTCTTTCCAGATGAATATAATACAACTCTGTCAACACTTCTTATACGTCCTAAATTTGAAACTTGATATATGCCTTCATAACCTAATATATCTTTCCAAATCTCTTCCATAATATTTTAAATTAGTGCTAACAGAGGAATTCGATTCCAAGCATCACGCCTTTCTGTTAGCTATATGTTTCGATGTGCGTGTCGGTCGCCAAATCCGTCATTACTTACACCTCAGTGACTATGGTTACACATCTATTAATTGTTAAACATTGCACAGCTCACAAGCTCCAACTTGCTTATGTGCGTTTGTTATCTTTGGTTGGCAAAAACGGCTTATGAATTACACCGTAATTGCTTTTACAGAATTTCAAAGAACTAATCAATAGTACCCTACCCGATTCTCGCTATCGGTTGCCGTTCAATCCGTCTGTAGGGCTGTCGTGCGTTGCATAATCGTGTATTATGCGTATCGGCTGATACCTTGTACCCGGCATAGAGCATCGTAGTCCATGCCATCATCTTCACAAGTTTCAAAACCTTTTAAGGCATCTTCCAAACTGTCTATCTCATCCGTTATCAACTGGATAACTTCTTTTTTGCTATCAGCATTGAACATCAGGCAAACAGTCCTTTCATCGTTGTTATGGGCAGCCTCTAAATCTTTATAAAGGCTATCCAACTGCTGGTTAATCGTGTAAGCATTCATATCCATATCTTTTATGCGATTGACATCAGATTAGCTTTTTTGAAGCATCTGAATTCTTGGCGTTCAGTATCATAGTAAGTCTGGACGGTATCATTCTTTTTTCTGTTGTCAGTACCAGTGATGGCAGGCATCAGCTTTTCATTTAGTGTACCGTATGCCTCACGAACGGAACCGTCCACTTTTTTGAAGTAGAACTTCACTATCTTCTTTTTCATCTCACCTTTCAACTTCAAGTTAGCCCAAGCGACCTTCATTGCTTCGCTCATGGTGTAGCCATTACGCTTAACGAACTGCCAAGCAAGGCTCATTACTTCGTGTAAAAATTCTCTTGTTCTCATAATCGTGTATTTTAATATGTTTATACTATTTGAAATCTGAATTAATCTTCGTTTCTTTGTATCAGTTTAATTTGATAATGCAAATATAAACGTTTTTGTGTACATCTCAAATAATATATAAACAAATATGTGTATATAAACATTATTTAACTATTAAAGCAGGTTATACCTTATTATAATATGAAGAAGAAAGAGAATTGGGCTTTAGGATTGAGTGGCATTGCAGTAGTAATAAGCATCGTATCAATCTGTGTTGCACACCCTCACAAGGCAGAGTTGGGCTTTGACTATCAAGGCGTATTGGTTGGGGTTCTATCATTGCTTGTAACAACCTTGATAGGATGGAACATATATACGATAATTGACATAAAAAGCACAAGAGATAAGATTGATGAAATATCAACTGGAGCATCATTCATGGTACAAAAAAACATGGCTGTTTCTGAAAACACTAATTGGATGATATACCATTACTTACTGTTAGAGAAAGACCCATTAGGATTAGAATATAGGTTTTTATATCATGGAGTTGCGTGTTTATTTCACACTTCGCAATTTTCGGATATAATCACATGCAATGCCGTAGTAAAAGGATTACTTGAATGTATTGTAAATCCCAAATCCATAACTATTACAAAAAGCGGGAAAAACGAAATACTCAAACTTTTATCCGGTGTGAAACATACCGATAAAATAGAAGGATACCTTGAATTATTAAATAGGATAGCTTTGGTGAATGTGAGGTAGAAAAATGACAATTCGTAAATGAAGATTGAATTTGAGAATATAAATTCTCACCCTCATCACTGTCCAAAAATTCTGTAGAGAAACCTTCAGGAACTTTCTTTTCCATAGCAAATAGTAAAGCGACCAACTCCAAAGTTGCGGTTTGAAGTTAAGTCGCCTATATAGTCCCTTACGGGAACAGTTAAACTTATTAGTCGAAATCATCCGCAACTTGATTTCGATATAAATATACACAAAATTGTTTATATGAAAACAGAAGGTGAAAGAATTTCTGATATTATTTCTCATTTTTGCGAATCAAAAGCTGATTTTGCAAGAAAAATGGAAGAAAGCCCACAAACAATAAGTAATTGGGTATCTCGTGGCGCTGGTAAAAATGTACTCAACAAAATTTTATCAAAATTCCCAGATGTAAATGCAAACTGGCTTCTTACTGGTGAAGGAGAGATGTTGTCTCGTAAAGAAAATAACGAGAATATTGCAATGGAGCCAATTTTGGAATATGGTACTGAACAACCTAAAATCAACTATACAAAAGGCGTTCCCTATTATAATGTAGATTTTATAGGTGGCTTTGACCTGATTCTAAACGACCAAACTATAAATCCAGAATATATGATAGATTTTCAAAAATACAATAATGCGGATTGCTGGTGCAATGTTACAGGTCATTCTATGGAACCGGAAATCAATCACGGAGATATAATAGCATTGAAGAAAATAGAAGATAAATCATTTCTTCCACTTGGAGAAGTGTATGCCATCGTTACAACAAACGATATGCGCACTATAAAAAGATTGGGAGCTGGGAAAACTGACGATTCATATACGCTCATTCCATCCAATAAATCACCAGAGTATTCCCCACAACAACTTCCTGCAAGAATGATTAGAACTATATTTCAAGTATTGGGAGCTGTAAAGAGATTTTAGAAACTAAATATATTAAGATTATGAAGAAGATTTTATTTTTGTTTGGACTACTAGTAAGCCATATTACATCCTTCGCCTTTAACACTAGTACCAACTTTGGCTTTAATCAACAAAAGACAGAAGAAGAATACCAACAGTATGTAGGAAAATGCTTTATGGTGCGCCCCGCATATGGGCAATTAGAAACATGGGATAAATCTGGATTTAAATTTAATGAATCTTACATTGGCAAGACTTACACTATATCAAAAGTCACAGTTAAAAATATAACTCTTAACGACAAGCCTAATAAAGAAATTTCCATCATTGCTATCGAAAACGGGTCTAAAAGAAAGATTAAATTTAAAGGATATGAAGAAGTTTCCGTAAAAGTTAGTATATGGAGCGGAGTTAAACAATGGCCACTCATTTCGTATATGCCCATTGTTTTCACTGAACCTTTTGAAGAATACAAACAACTTCATATGGGAAAAACAATACAACACGATATGGTCAAAGATCAATATGAAATTGTTGATCTATTTATAGGGAAGGGAGTTGGTAAAGATTATGCGACAGCAGAAATAAATGTAAAAGTTAAAAATAAACGAACTGGGGAAATTATAGAATGTCCGTATTCAATGGTTAAAACTACGCCTTTTCAAAAGGCACTCAAAGGAAGCTATAAGACAGCTTTATTGAAAGTTGAAAAGCCAGAAAAAGCAACAAATCGATATGGTAATACAAAAATCATACAAGACAATGGGATTGATAAATATTCATATAACGACAGCATAATAGACATTGTAATTTTTGGTACTTCAGAGCAGTTTAACTTTATGCTAAAAAATGTATCCGATCATTCTCTTAAAATCATTTGGAATGAAGCAGCATTTGTAGGATTAGATGGTTTATCCTCAAAAATTATGCATGTTGGAACAAAATTCTCCGAACGAGAAGGAGACCAACCAGCTACCACAATCATAAAAGGTGCCAAAATTGAAGATTTAGCAACCCCGACATCTAATGTTTATTATGACGATGGTATAAAAATAGGTTATAACACAATCGGAAATGGATGGAAAAAGCGTTCCATGCTTCCTGAAAAATATATAGGAAAAGAAGCTGGCGAAATCAGATTAATGCTGCCCATCCAGATTAGAGATGTTATTAATGAATATACTTTTATTTTCAAGGTATATTACACATATGACCATCCAGAATTATTAAAAAACGAAAAGCTTTAATCAAACAAGCAGTGCATAAAAAATAAATATGCACTGCTTGTTACAACTACACCTAAATCATACTCCTAATATTCGGAGTTTTACAAATTATTCTCCGAGCACGTAACTATAAAAAAGACACAGTATCTACATCATATAGATGAAAGCTATGTTAAATTTATATCCAGTTAATGATTTGCGACTTTGTTTATTTGTTACTTTCTTGCTTTCTCACTATATTTGCATCATCAAATCAATAATATACAAATATTATGGGCGATATTAGATTAAAGCAACAAACAGATTCTTCAAAAAAGAACAAACTTGACTCAAAGCAACTGAATCCAAGTAAGAAGTTCGTTTTGTCTGATGTTTCCAAAGAAGAGCTTAAAAAAAGAAGAATACCTGTGTATTCATATTTATTATAATGCTTCAAAGTGCGTATCCATTTTACTTCATCCAAAAATATAAGGGAGACTCAAGCGGTCTCCTTCATATTTTATTATACAGATTCAAATCAACAAAATCAAAGTTAGTATATATTGTACGAGTAGAGGAATACAAACACAATATTTATGCTGTAAAATTCTATCAGAAGAACCATTCATTATCAAAAGATAAATATAGGATAATGACCAATACAAATGAACCAAGGAGAATAATAAACACATGCATTAACATCATGCTATCAATTTACCAAAATAATCCTAAAGCTTCTTTTGGTTTTATTGGAGCTAATGGATTCAACGAGAATGTATGTTGTACCAAAAGATACAGAGTCTACTCAAGGATTATAGCAACTTACTTTAGCGATAAATACTTTTACCATAAAGAAAATATAGAAAAGAGTGCTTATATGCTTATCAATAATATAGCTTTAACTGAAAATCCTAATTTGGTAAAACAAATAGAAAACTTCTTTATTGACCAATATGAATACTTCGAGTAATGGCAAGAATTACTCTCCTCATCTGTATCTCAAACCAACGATATAAGCCGGGCATCATTCCCCGGCTTTTTCTTTTCCAAACAGATAGTCAATCACTCTCCTATTGGCATCATCCACCTTCTTCTGATCGAATTTGATATAGATACTAGTAACATCAGAACCAATCTCATGTCCTAAACCGGCAGATATAGTTTCTTTAGGTATATCAAGTTCCGCTGCCAATGTAGCCCATGAATGCCTTGCCCAATATGTGGACAATTTTGGGAAAAGAGGATTTCTGATCTTTTTCCCCCTTTTCAAAATAGAGACCTCACCTATTTGTTTCAATGCTCTGTCAATGCTAGTAGTAAAACTAGTATAATTACTACGGTTATCCATAATATTAAGCAAGTATCTATCACCTTTATATTTATCCAGTATAGATTGTGCCTCTGGCTCCACTTTTATAGAAAACAATTTTCCTGTTTTGTGCCTGTAATATTCAATACGCCCATTCATCAGATTATCTTTAGTGAGAAAAAGCAAATCCTCAAGGTTGATGCCTATTAAGTAAAATATAAGCATAAAGATATCACGGTAAAACTCCAAATATTCTTCACATGGATAATTTTTCAACAATTTCAATTCATCAATCGTCAAACTCCGCTTCCTCGTTTGTTCCCTCTTGATTTTAAACTTCCTGAATGGATAAAGAGTTGTCACTTCTTCATCAATAGCATAATTAAAGACAGCCCTGATGTTTTTTAAATGTGTGCCTATATAATTAGTCATATATCCTTTATCCACCAAGAACTGGTTAAAGGATGTCAGCCACTTTCGGTCTATTGTCTCAAAGGTAGGAGCGTCATCAAATTCAACTATCAGTTTCCGTGTATTTATATAATTATCCTTAGTGCTCTTCTTATCCTTCAACGAGATATATTCGTCATAATAATGTAAAAAGTCACATGAAGTAACAGGCTTTAATGAAATAATATTAGAAAGGTGTTCTTTAAGCTGCTTGTCGGACATACCTTTCAGTTTCCCCCCCAGCAACAGCAATTCTGATTCTAGGAGATTATATTTGCTACGGAGTGCCATATTCTTCACTTTATAGTTGGGTTCTTTTTTCCCATACTCACCATTATCCCATGTATTAACATTTGAATACATTCCTGACGATATAAAAAAAGCCTTATTATGATATATTCTGAACTTAACAGGATATACATCAGACGAGTTTTTCTTCCTCGTATCCAAGTAAATTGATAATACTGCCATAATATTTATATTTAAGTTGCACATAAGTTGCACACAAATATAAATAAATAACCCGAAATAACCTCTTATAACAGACTATTATAAAAAAACAAGATACAGATAAACAGTGATATAAAACTATAAATCATTGTTATTCAATCCCAGGTAACAGTTCTTCCTGAATATTTGTCATGCTTCTCCACAAACTATACCGTGCTTCAGGATTCATTTTTTCTAGAGAA